GTTCTCGCCACTCGAAAGGGCGGGGATGCCTATATTGCTGACAACATTAAAGGACCAGCCGCCAGCGGATGTCCATTGGTGAAATGCCGCAATACTGCCACCAACCAGATTCATTTGATAGCATTGCGTGGCTGTTGAGCGACACAATAGCCCAATGTCACTCCCACTAGCGTATTCGAATTTACTGTATTGCTCACTTGTACTTCCGGCACCCGTACAATGCATTGCATTATCCATCTCGGACGCCGGAGAAGTTTTGATGCACGCCCCGCTCAACGCTCTTAGATTTCCGGTGGTATATCCAACTGCGCTCCAAGGAGAGGCCAATGGGTTGGAGTCCGAAGAAAACGCGTCATTGGGACCGCCAAGCCCCAGAGTCCCCAAAGAAGTTGTTATACTTCTGTTGGTCCCATGTGAGATAACTTCCAGCGCTATCTCACCCGGAGCCACGGCTCCGGTCCAACTCCAAGATGGGGTAACTTCGGTATCGGCGGAGAGAAGCCAGCTCATCCCAAGGCGAGAGGCGGGTGTGTTGTATCCGGGGTGCGTTGCCGCCGCAGTATAGGCGGTTTCTTTGGTGGGGTTAGCGTTGACACCGAGAGCCAAGCCAGAAAATACAGCGTTCGACGGTTTAGCGAGAGCGCTAATCGTCGTCGTCGAGGTCGTTACTCCAGTACCGAACGAATTGGAAGCATACTGAATGATGGAACTGGAGCCATCAGAAGAATTGGGGACACCGGCTATCTGCACGAATCCCCACGCGCATCCTGTTTGACTAGCGGGGAAACCAATGGTCGCCCCGCCAGCCGCAGGAGTAGTCCCATCCGTGCCAGCCATAGCGCGGTAGACGTGGAGTATATTTAGAGAACCGGCGTTCTTAGAAGCAATACGCGTCCAAGTAAACCGAGTATCGGAGATAATCGGAGTATCTGGGGCGCTAGACTTTGAATTGGCCACCCACCCCAACAATAGACATCCAATCGTTGGGGTGAATGTGGGTGCGACGTAGGTCGCGGTGTTGCTTGAGTCGCCCCTTGCCGAAAAAAGTGTGGCGGCTGTAAGGGGCATTAGCCACTAACCGTCCAAGTCACATCAAGTTTTTCTCCCAGAGAGAGCGTAGCCGGTCCCTGAGTAAACGTAGCAAGGGCATAAAGAGTGCCAGCCGCTACCTTATTAAACAATCCGGCCATCCCAAGACCGACAGCGGTGCCAGTCCCAGTATGCATGAACTGATGATAGACGTCAATCGTGAAGGTCCCATTGAGGACCGTAGGAGCAACGTAAGCCTGTCTTGTTGCAGCGACTCTCTGAAAACCATAGGTTGAGATCTCTGCAAGGAAAGAGGTGACAGTCCCGGTCGGAGTGGTGATGGTACCGGTCAGCCCGATACATCCGATCGTACCGTCGGCAACGGTCCCGAAAAGCGTATTCGCGTGCCAGAGGGCGCCCATATCCGTACGGTTGTTCTTCACAACCTGTTCCATCTTGAGGTCGCCATCGACGCCATAATGACGAATCCTGACCCAGTTAACTCGTCCCCAAGGCTCGTATCCTACTTTAACAAGAGACATGTCAGTGTTCCTATGAGTATTATTGTTGTGAAAATCCAAATATTGCGCCTTCTGGGATACTCTTCGAGATAGAAGTTCTCCAAAAACTCGTAAGTTTTGTGGATTCTCCTATCGGTCTTAAGTGACAACGGTACGAACAATCTCATCTAATATACTCCGTTGCGCTGTTTTGTGGCGTTAAAACTTGTTTTGCGGCGTTAAAATCTCTGGCAAAACCTCCAGGTTAAGGTCGTTAAACCGTCTTCCGGTAATCCACTTTGAGTAGAAAACCACCATGTCTGACTTGAGGACGCGTTGCTGCTCTGGAGAGGGGTTGGCCGATTGCCCGATCTTGTGTTTTATAGAAATAGGAAGATAAACAACCTCGTAGCGGGCATACCGAGCACGATAACAATAATCAGAATCAGAATAGTAATTAACCATATGATCGTCCATAATGCCCGTCTCGACGATGCAGTTGCCCAGGATAGCCATGCTTGCACCAGTTACCCACCTTTCCTTTGTCCGCTGTTCGTATTGTCCAGCAGAGACGCTGCCGACCTTATGAACCCCAGCGGGGACACAATCACCCGTACCAGCATGATGTATGAAATCGGGGTCCTCCATAGAGAGGATCTTGAAGCCCACCACGCCCGTACTAGGGTTATTCTCAAACTCATTCTCAAGAGCACTAATCGCGCCCTCAAGATCCACAACCTTGGTGTCATTGTTGAGAAGCCAGCAGACATCATATCCAGAATCGACTGTGCGTCGGAGCCCGATATTGCACGCCTTGGTGTACCCAAGATTGACCTCGTTATTGTTTACAATCAGGACTTCGCCGTGCTTAAACGGCTTAACTATGAGTGGTTTTTTAAGTTCTTCGTCAGACGGGATTTCACAATGAAGCGTCGGCAGCAGTGCGCGAAGAAGGTCGTCTGACCCATAATGCGGAATCAAAACCAAGAATGTCATACAGTTTTCTCCATTATAATTACATCCCTGCCGGCGATATGCATTCTCTTCTTCAGATGAAATCCGCGCTTCGCGGCTAATTCAATAATCGCATCACCGCCAAGCGTCCCGTAACCCTGGAAAAGCGTATGCGCCCTAGCGTTAATCGTGGTCTTCTCTGTCGACGGGTAATTCGACAAAATGAGGACACCCACACTGTCAAATAGCCAATCCATGAACTCGTAGGGAAATCCATCGATGTGCATAAGGACGTCACTCATCAGGGCGACATCCCACTTCCTGTCGATTCTGGGTTTACCCTGGACTATGTCCCAGACGATTTGCTCTACTTTGTGTTTCTCAAGGAATTTTTTGTAATGGTCAGGCGTATATTCCGGGCTGTCGAGAACAGTGACAAGCGCCCCCCGATTGAGGAGCGCGGCAGTTTCGAGTCCCGGATATCCTCCCACCTCAAGAACCGTCTTCTCCGACAGATCCCGGATGAATTCTGCGTCGTATTCAACGGTTCTGGCAAAGTGGACATCATAGAAGTTGTGCCCGTGATCTTGTTCCCATTTTTCCCAATAACCGGGAGTAAACATAGCCTCAATTTCTCGTTGCATGCTTCCTCACTCTAAGCTTGAATACAACGCTTTGATTTCCGTCAACTGTTGGGGGCTCAACGTATTCAAGACATATGTCGTCCCACCCGTAGATAATTCCAAGTTCGCGTAGTGCCGTCCCATCCACGAAATAGTCAAACGTGCGGGTAGAGAATGGCATTTGATGTGTTGGATCTGTGATAAAATTGTCTGAAAATCCGTGGGGACTAGCAATGTTCCACTCCGCCCACTCCTTGCTTGCGGCATACATACTCCTTATTACTGAAATAAACCTATCTTTGGGAACATGCTCCAAGACCTGAATTGCATCGATCCTGTCGTAAAGTTCTCTCGGTATAAAGGCGTGCCCCTCGGCGACAAACCTCCAGGGGACATCTGTGATGTCGCAATGATAGTCTTTCCTGCAACGCCCATTGTCTATGTTTGTCCAGACACAGTCGTCTAGATCGGTTCGATAGTCGGGGCCACAGCCGACGTTAAGGGCGGAGGGCTTCTGTAAGCTTGTCATACACCTCCCTCAGCTTGACGTTCTCCGGCCAATACATGTTTTCGATAGTCATGGCGCTGAGATGCTTGTCAAGAAACCAGAAGATTGTTTCGGCATCTTCTCGATTAAGACTGATTGATCCTTCGCCCATTGTTCAACCTTTCGCTTAAAGTGTGGTATGGTGTATTTCTCATCAAGCTCAGGTACAAATTGGTTTTCGAGAGTAAGTCTAGGAAGATCTGATGGGGTATCCCAAGTAATTCCTGCAATCTCTGGAGCTCCACCCGACTTGTGAACAATAGGTACAACGCCGCTCGCAAGCGCCTCCAAGACGATGATACCAAAATGCTCGGTCTGTCCGGGGTCAGTTCTCTGATAGCCGTTGCCATGCCATAGGTGCGTTGAGCTAGAAAGTTCGGCCTTGATAAAATCGGATGTCTTATTTGTTTCAATTCTAACGTTCTTCCCCTGGGCAAGCTTCCTGACTTTTCGAAGGTACGTTTCGTCGTCTCCGGCTGCATTTCCGAGGAGGACAAATTCGTATTCCGGGAGCCCGGAGAACGCTTCAACGAGGATATGCTGGTTCTTACTGTGACCATCCGATTCCTCAAAAAAGTGACCGACTGAGACTATCTTTTTTCTCTTCGCGCCAGATACATAGAGAGAAGCGTCAATAGCGGGATGGAGTACGAAAGATTCAATGTCCCAATAGCGCTGAGTCCAGAAAGCACTGTACTCACAAATAGCAATAACGCCATCATAACCCACTGGTTTAAGCTCTTTCTTTGGGAAAAGCGACACAGCATAATTGAGCTTACCAATAGGAGGAAAAGCGCTAAAGTGAGAGCAATGAATAAAAACATCTGGTCGATAAAGGCCATCATAGACCTTGAATTTCTTGCCAAACCCGCTGAATTTCAGGAAATCTTCCGGCCAGTTTGCGGTTACCGCCAAATCGGCGACCGCCTCGATCGCCATAGCAAGGCGCATCATATAATTCTCTGCGCCACCAATGGGGGCGAGATGTGTGGTGTGAATCACTACTCTCATAATATTTCCCTCATCTTCTCAATAATTCTACCGGGAGTTATCGTCTCAGCACATGGAGCCTGCATCTCAAGAAGCGCGTTATACCGATCGGTGAGATTCTTGGCTTCCATCATAATACCCTGTGGGGTAGTGTTTAGCTTTTGGGCCGCGATAGAAGGATGGAGATTCGACTCCACATACCCCCGGAGTTCAGACTCCCTCGGAGAAAGCTTTTTAAAAGCCTCCTCCCTGATTCTCGGGCAAAATCTGTCGAGAACAAAACACGGCCTGCACTGCACTCCAGAAAAAGTGTCACCAATGGGTTCGATTGTTTTGGCATATTTGTAATATTTGGTTCGAGTCCACGCGGGAACCGTCGTGAATATCCCGACCGACGGTACTTTTAGCGCTTCTGCAATGTGAGAAAATCCACTGTCAGCGCCAATGAATACACTAGACACCCCAACAAGAGCCGCACTGGCCCTAATCGGGTCCATGTCTTTTGGTATAACTACCGGAAAGTCGTGTTTTCCTTTAAGGTGATGCCACGCCTCCCCATCAAATACAACAAAATTGACCACCTTGTCGGGGTACTCCCTTTTGATCTCTTCCGGAAGTCTTTGGGGATGATACCAAGTTCTCACAAGGCTTGAAGCATTCGTCTGGATAGAGACGACGATATCCGGCTTGTTATTCCAGAGGAGTTTCCTGGCCCACGCCTCTTCGTCCGGCTCCATGATATAAACCGGGATCTTGTCTTCGTCCATTACCGTGGTTGGATCAATCCCCGCCCACGCCAACATAATGTCGCACCAGTTCATGTAGTTTGAATTCTGGGAAACAAACCACTCCTTCCCAGGGCCGTTGGCCATCTGTTTCCAGTGCGAGTTGAGTTCCACAGCAAACTTGTAATCAACCACCAAGTCGTAGCCGATTTTCTTGAAATCTATTCCGGCCCAGTCGCCGTCCTCCATCTCAACAATATCTAAACCGTTCTGCGGCATCCTTCGGTACATGTAAATCTTGCGAAATAATTTCGCATTCTCCAAGAGTTTCGCCGCGTCCCCAGTCGGACTTCCGAAAACAGCGTCGACCTCATACCCGCGCTTCTTCAATTCCTTTGCTACCGGGGTAATTATCAGGATATCTCCAATACCACCCAAACGAAAAACGACTGCCGTTTTCATCATTTCTTTCTCAGTTTGTGCTTCACGGCGTTCAGAAAGCTCTTCTCAATCTCAGCGTTTTGCGGGTCAACGACCTTCCCTCTAGCCTCGTGCCGAGCCACAACGTCATCGTATTTCCTGTCGTGCATGATCGGATTCTTCGTGAAATACTGCATACCAGAGTTGATCTGCGGAAAAGTATGCGCCTTATCCGGCCAAATCATGAGCCCCTGACGCTTTCTCCACAATCTAGGATGCGGGTCGTCCCCGAGAACGTCGATCATGTCAACACCGTCTATCAAATTCACGAACCTAAACCATACGACATCTGCCGGCGACATTATTATCTGCGCAATAAACCGGGCGGCGTCTTTCGACAGATATTCGTCGTCGTCGAGAGCCAGAATCCATTCTTTCGACGCAAGCTCGTAGGCGAAGTTCCTGTCCGGGTCTGCATTGCCTTTCGGTGCCACCATAATCGAAAAATCCGACATCCCCTGTATTTCGGAATAAATGTTCTGATCCCTGCCCTGGTATACGAGAACAACCTCGTCTACCAATCCCCTTACTGATTCTACCGTCCTTTTGAGATTTTCTAGGTGGGAACCGTCGGTGATCGTAACTAACGAAATATTCACTGCGAGTTACTCCTTATTAAGTGAAGAAGGTGGAGGGGGCCGAAGCCCCCATCCAAAACGTCTACAGTGTGTAGACCTTCAGTGCCCGCGTTCCGATGTCTCGAAGGGTCTTGGCAAACCCAGCGATCATATGCCACTTGATTACGTTCAAGCGGTCGGCATCGGAGTTGATGTCGGGATAGTAGTGCAGGCTGATGGGCTTGGCGTAAGCCGCAGCACCAATCTCGGGGGCAATCACGTAACCGTACTGTCCGGTCATGCCTTCCTCGGTCTGGACAAAGGTGAAACCTTCCCAGTTTCCGATAACCTGGTAGATAATCCCAGCACCAGCGTTGTTGTAATAATTGAAATTCTGGAACACTCCCTCATCCTTGAGGCCACGGAAATGTTTCGCGTTTCCAACGTAGATGTACAGACCGTTGCCAAACGTGGGGACTCTCTTGGATTTCAGGTGATCGTACACTCCCTTTGCAACGTCGCTAGACAGGGTCGCAGCAGGAGTCATTGAGGCTACCGGCAGATTAAAGCGAACGGTGCCAACCGCCCCAGCAGTACCGGCGCACACAAGATGCGGGGTATTGTCGACGATGCCACGGCACAGCTCATTCAGAACTCGCGCCCTGTTGTTTGCCAGCGTATCCAGCAACTCGCGGGCATTGCTCAGTTTCGTGTAATAGTCCAGCGTATTTTCCATACCGATACCTCGACCATACTCGTCGAGCGTACCATAAACGTTCAGCGTGCCCTGGGTGAGCAGGGGAATAGACGTACCGGAGACAAGCGGGGTCGTGCCCGCAGTGTCCTCAATCCAGTTGAATATCGGAATACGGAACGTGTCTCCCTTCCCGAGCCCCATCGCAACCCCCGGAGGAGCCTGAGACAGAAACCGCGAGAAAACGAGCATGTCCATTCCGAGACGCAGGACCTCTCCAGACCATTGCGTAAGAACCTGGTTCTGACCCTTCATCTGGGCAGAAGTCAGTCCAAAAGCATCTCCATAGCCTTCAGTGAAAAGCGCCATAACAAATCTCCTTTTGGGTTATTTCCCCTTGTCCCTCATCAGAGGAACTCCAAGCGGGGTGGCAGATGTTTCCCGCATGATCTTATAGAAATCAAGCGGACCTACTTCTTTACTCTGGCGAGTCTCCTGCTGAGTAAAGGTCATACCACCTCCGAACGAAGCACCATGCTCGTCCGGGGAAACACCCTGAAGTCCGAGACGCTGAAGCTCTCCCTTTTGAAGCTCTGAAGCTTTAGTGAGAGCCTGTACAACCTGTTCCTTCAACTGCTCCGCCGTTACCTTTGATTCATCCAAATCGTAAAATTGTGCCCGGTAGGGCTCAAGAATGGGATCGATCACCTTAATCCCACTTACTTGCATCGCATTCTCAAAGTACGATTTTACGTCCCTCTTTCGCACTTCGAGTTTCATCAACGTCAGTTCTGCCTCGACCGCCTTCTTCTCTTTTCCGAGTCTCACAGCCTCCGCTAGTGCAAGTTCGGCCTGTGTCTGGTTCTTCTTCTTGGCGGCTTCGTGTTCGTTGATGATCGCCTGAATGTCGTCAATCGATCGATCGTCACCAGTCACTTTTCGGAACTTTGCCAGGTCAGCCGCAGCAGCAGCCTTTTTCTCGTAATCCGAACCCTCTACAATCCTCATTCCGCGAGACTTAAAAGCGTCCTCAACTGCACTGTCAGGAATTTCAAAATCACCGATTTTCATGCGGTATCTCCCTTACCTTTGTTGCCATTAGTCCCTTAGCCGTGTCTACTACCTCGAACAACACGAGTTCGTCCTTGAGAAGAGTCTTGAACCCGTCACCCAAAATATGCTTGTAGTGAACAAAGATATCGGATTCGACATTTTCGGTTCGGATAAACCCGAATCCCTTTTTCTCGTCGAACCACTTTACCGTACCCATCAATTCATTATTCATGAAACGACTCCACGAAATTGAATGAAATATAACTGAATGCGCTTCCGCTCATTGTTATGATTGCTCCTGCGACTTCTTCTCCGTAGTCTCTGGCCCCTTTATGGCTACTGGCTTGGCTTTGGAGTCAGAGATGTCTTCTAACATATCAAGATTCGCTTCGATTATTTTCTTCACCTGGTCTTCCGAGGAGATCTCGGGATGTTTGGCCTTAATGATCTCTGCGTGTGTGCGAGTCAAGTTAGACAGCTCGATCTGTTCGACCTGGGCCTTGAGAAGTTCGTCAATCCCGACAAAATCGGGCGGGAAGTCGACTTCAATCTTGTAATAGTCGGGTAGCTTTATGTCGCGTTCCTTAGCCAGCACGAGAAGCGTGGATTTGGCCAAGTCGCGTTCGGCCCTCTTAAAGTGCGGGATTTTGACGGCAATGGCGTTAATGTCGGCCTGGAAAAGCGTTTTCAGGCCAGCACCAGACCGAACCTGTCCAACAGATGCCGCGTTTCCGCGAGAAATCTGGGAAACACCACTAACCACTGTCATCTGTCGCCTCAAAGACTCCTGGAGATTCGAAGAAGCCTCAAGGACATTGTTCCATGTGAGATATTCCGCCGTCTGGTTCATGTCCATCTCCAGGGCAGAGTTGACCTTTCGAACGAAATTTGGGGGGAGTTTCGCTCCGCCGCCGAGGACAAGAATTGGAAAAGTATGGTAATCGACAGTCATCTTGTCGTCGTTCAGAAGAGCATTGAGTGTGGTCTGGAGCGTAATCATCTGAGCCAGGTCAGACTGTCCCTCAAGATACATGGGATCGCCGTAATTCCTAAACAGGGTAAACGGCACATTGATATCCTTGTAACCGTTTGGCTCTCCAGCCGTCTGTTCAAACTTCTCTTCGCCAGAGACTACCCTGAATCTGGCGAATGCCTGACCGTCAAACACCTCCAGAACCTCTTCCTGCGCATAGCGCTTTTCAAGAATCCTGTCCAGGACAGAACTTCCCGAAAAGTTATCAAGATTGTAATACCTGACAATCGCCCCAAGAAGTCTCGGGTAGATGACGCCGTCCGTATCAATAAGCGGGATTGGCATGGCGTCGACTGTATCGAAAATCTCGTATCTCACGGCGCCATGTTTCACGCGCTCCTCAGCGCTGGCGGACTTGATAAAAGGCAGTCCGCTCCTCTTGTCTACGTATTGTTTGTAAATAACGCCAACACCAGTCACCGATGCCATCAAAGAAACGTCGACTCTCAGTGAATCGATGTCGTTGTAGTCCCAAGCCTCCAGCAGTAACTCCTGAAGAGACGGGATGATATCTCCCGCCTTGTCAACGACTCTAACGCTAACCCTATTCTTGGAGTTAGGCTGACCGTATAAATATGACACAAGGACATCGCACGTCTTAGCACAATGATTTTCAATGGTAGCGCCAGAGACCCTTGAGTTGAATTCACTCTCATCTTCTCCCTCAAAGCGCTCAAGATAATAGCGCTGGTTATCTCCATAGTAAAAATCCCAATACTTCAAGAGAACGGTTTTGCGGGAGATCCAGTACGTTCGGAGCGACTCTGCCATCGCTTGATAGTTGATGACTTGTGCCATTTTAGTAGAATACTCCTCGTGGTAGGAAAATAATGTCTTTCGGTTTCTTTTCGATCGCCGTCAAGAGGTAAACAAATGCGTGAAAATAGTGGTCGGCCACCCTGGTTGGAGGAAAATACGTCCTCATGTTTCCCGTTGCGTCTTCCTGCGTGGCCTTGACTGGGGCCTTCATCATTTTGTAAAAATCGCGTATCGACCGTATGTCCATCGGCAGTAGAACCCGATTGTTAAAAAACGCCTGAAGTGCCATAGACATCACAAGCGTTCTGTTTACGTGAATTATTACTTCGTCCTTGTCCTTAAACACATCCTTTGTGGTTTCAAGATACGAGGGATAATACGCAGCAAGCATCCTTCCTCTGTGAGCCAAGCAGAACTCTTTTTGTTCCAGTCCGCCCGGCTGCGCATCCACGATCCCGAACCTGACAGAAAACCTTGTCAGCATCTGGTCCAGTTCATCCCACGACGGAACCTCTCCGGCCCAGATTACCTTCACTTTCCCGTCCGGATTCTGGTGCCCTATAATCACATGAAGCACCTTCCCAACGTCTACCCCCATACAGTTTGGGTCTCTCGTAGACTGGTGAATCACATAATTGGCCGAATTCCGGGCTAATTCCAATATGTCGTCCGTAAGCTTGCTCCCTTTGGGCTCAAAGGGAATTCCGAGATCCGAACACCTGAACTCTTGCTCCTTCATTGGGTTCATGCTGTCAAGCCACATCTGGTTCAAATTCGGCTTGGCGTTCATGAGCTTACTTACGTGGTACCCATGACACATATCGCTTAGGTTGGGCTTCTTCGCAACCCAGACTCCGGACAACACGTCCTCCGGGGAAAACTCCTCTCTGCATGACGAACAAACCCTGTGGACATCTGGGGCATACGCCTCAAGGCTGCGCTTGCCCTCATTTCGGTCAACGACATTATCGTCCCACGTTATATCTTGCTGTTTTCCACAATATCTGCACTTGATAACCCACCCCCGCTGGTCGCTACCGGGGTTGGTATCGTCCCCCGAATATTCGGCATCAATCCCCATCCCGGAGAATGAGGGGGTAGAGAAGTAGTACTTTCTGGGGTTTTTAGCAGCTCCCAGGCGCTTCTCAAGTGTGTAAAGAACATTTCCAAAACCTCCCTTTGTCGCTTCCAAGACGGCAGTGTCAAGCTCGTCTACGAATAATTCTGACACATCCACCGTAATAATTTGGCGCCGATTCTGGACGCCCCGAAAATAAAGGGTGTTATTGCCTATTTGAATCTGTTCCAGGTTGAGGGCACCCGTCACCTTGGAATAGATCGACGGATTGTCTTGAATTGCCGGCCTCACCCGCGCACCCACCAGTTGCCTCAACTGCTGAAGCGCAGGGAACGTATAAAGAATGTTTCCACGCTTATGCAAAAGCCTGTGCAGGGCTCTGGCGATATAAAGCTCGGTAATCCCGCATTGGGCAGACTTTCGAATTACCTGAAACCAGAAGTCGTCGCTCGCTATTTGGAATAGATACGGCCTATCCCGAAACGAGTATTTTTCGCCACGCGATTCACCCGAAGAGATCCGCCACTGATCCAACAAAAAGATCAGAAAACTCTCTTCAAGCAGCGGGTTCAGGGCTTCTGTATAATCCGAGTTCTTTGAGTTTTCCAGTGACAACATCTATTGCCCTGTCGTCTATTTCCTTGCAACCGGCTAATTCTGCAATTTGCCTTCTTGACAACCTGTCGTTAGCATATCGTCTTGACAACCACTCTTTATTGCCGAGTAGGATCTTATTTAGAAATACCGGGCACTTCGTCAGCTCACCAGTTTGAACCTTGCACTGCTCGTTGTGATATTTACAGTGGGTGGTAGCAGACCACTCCTCGCCGTACTGACATTTCCCGTAATCGGTGATATCTGTAAAATTTGCGTCCACCGCCGCCGGGAGTTGACTCGAATACCTTCTGAGCGTCTCTTCGATCATCTTCCTGAAATCTACGGCACCATCCAGCTGGGCTTTCTGTTCACCCCTATTGATGTTGACGTCAATCTTCGTCATCTTGAGCTTGCCCATTTGCTCGTCAACCGCGTTCAATAACTGGGCAAAGATCTTGATGTTGTCGTTGTGGCGGCCCTCTTCGCGCTCCGAAAGCCCCCTTCCTTCCCTGCCGTGAATTCGATCAAGAACCGACTCCGCAACCTCGTTCAGTTTGGCAATTCTTGTCACCCTGTTAGCAAATCTGTACTTTTTGGCCAGATTTAGGGCATATTTCGAAGAAATGTCCTCGATCAGTTCGGCATATTCTCTTGCATAATAGAATATGTCGAAATCGTATTGAAGCTCCGGGAGGTTTTTGGATCGTCTTAGCTCGTTCAACTTTGGCACAATTTCAGACTTCTTGTTGGCCAAAGCAAGCTCTCTGACGATCAGCTTCTTCTCTTCAAGCTCAATGAGATCTTTCAGTACCCCTTTTGACGCGAAAAAGGCGTCAATCGCCCCGTCTATTTCCGATTCATAGTCAAGCGGGACGTTTTCCACTTCTGAGGTCATATAGACTTAATCCGAATGTTTCTTGAAAATGCGGGAGATCGACTCTTTTCCAGCGTCCACCCCACTCCAGTCCCAGTGACTCGCCGAGCAGGCCGATCTTACCGAACCCGCCGATATCATCCCACGAGGGTTTACCATTGAGAAGCAATGCGAAATCGAATGCCAGTCCATAATTATGATACGAAAACCCACCCCTGGCGTAAGTTACAATCTTTCCGGGTTTCGTGCGGCCAAGCGCGTACAGATCATCTTGTTCTTGGGTGGTTCTCAGGGTTTGCGTAATTATTATTGGGACCCCCACTAGCGACGCCCGCCTTATCAATTTCTGTGCGGAGCACATCAGCGCTGGATTTAAGAGAGATATCGCTCTGGACATGTCCGGTAAGTGACCCCCTAAGTTCGCGTATGTCGGTTCTTATTTCCTTGATGTCTTCTTTGATGTAGTCGACCTTTGCGCCCATAGCGTAAAGACCGCCGATCATTCCTATGATGACAATAATGGGACCTATGAGCTGACCCAGGGTTATTTCCTTCTTTATCGTCATATCGTCCCTCCGACGAACACCCCGCCAGCAAACAGTCCGAGATAAAGCACCACATCCCACACCCCGATCCCCTCGTCGCGGGCCGGAACAAATACGGTGTCCACAATCTGCACAAAATAGTCTCGCTCGCGCGGACCGAAACAAATCATGATGCTATCTGTCGGTATGCTCACAACTACGTCCAGGGTATCGCCATATCTGCCCAGGGAATCCGAGTGATAGCTAAGCTTGTAAGAGCCGACGCTCTGGATGGCGTCGCACATCTCCGCGACCACCCCGCGAAGAGAGTCGGCCTCTTGCGCAGAGAGAGGGTCCTTCACAAGCACGATTTCCCTCTTGGCCTTTACCCTAAGACTGAAGGCCAGTTCCAGAGAGTCCAATACTGCTGGCGTCAGTTTTACCGGGACTTCTCTGACGATTATCTGCTTTTTTGTAAGCAACCCACCGAGAAACGCGCCGATCAAGAGAAAAATGATTGCGCTTACCCCAAACGTTTTCCAGTCCACGACTCCTCCGACTTGTCCACGACCCCTCCGACTAAGTTTACTTATGCAACAATCTAGCTAATTGCGCTCAACCGTTCCGTCAACGCGCCCGCTCGTCAATATATTTTTTTTCGTGACGATTTCGCTTGACTTTTCATTTTTAAAACAGTATATTGTTACATCAAAACGGAGACAGAATGCAGATAGAAGCTCAAGACTTCCTCAGGCTAGTCGAACAAACCAAGGGCCTTGTTTTCGTGGACATTGAAAGCACGAACCTTAGGGGCGACTATGGCGCTGCGCTCGTAGTAAGCATCAAGCCGTACAAGAGCAAGCCCACGTCGTTCGTAGTCAAACAAGTAGGCAACGATCAGCGTATCGTTCGAGAAGCCAAGGAAATGCTCGAAGACGCAAACTGCTGGGTGACATATTACGGGAAAATGTTTGATATTCCCTTTCTAAACACCCGCCTTCTCAAGTGGGGCGACGGCCCAATCGAAAAAAAACCTCATATTGACATGTACTTCACCCTGAAGAGCAATATTCTCACGGCCCGCAAGTCCCAATCACACCTCCTTCTATGGCTTGGCACACAAGAACAAAAGATGGGCGTCAGCGCAGATGTTTGGGCTCGAATCGCTTCTGGCGGACAGAATCTTACGACCATGCGGCAAAGATGTGAGAGCGACGTCTCCGGCCTGGAGGGTCTTTACGATAAGACCAAGCACCTCATCAGGGAAATAACACGATGATGGATGTCGTGATGAATTTTCACAAAGATGGTCATCTCATACAAGCCCTAAAGACAAAACGGTATAAAAACGCAGCCTATCTAGCGTGGCTAAGGAGGCAAAAATGCTATTCCTGCCCATCTAGAGGGCAAATCACGGCGTCCCATGTGTTCAGGGGCTATTATGGCCTGACTAACCATGACTGGGGCGCTGTTCCGATGTGTGGCGTGTGCCATTGGACCTACGAATATCATAAAGATTGGTTCGTAAGAAGGTGGCACCTCCCCTCTGCTGTAGACGCAGAAAGTTATTTTGCGAGATATCTAGGAGAAACATGCAAGAAAGACGACAGAACGGAAGAACAGAGGGTGCCACTATGAAATGCCCGGTTTGTTTCTCGCGGCTGACGGACAAACCCCCGGAATACTCAGACATCCCGCCCAGAGAGACGCTGAAGTATCCGGACGAGAAAATCTGGTGGTGCGAAAAATGCGCGGACTACTTTACAGAAGAAGATTTTCTGTATTCAACAGAGGAATAACAATGCTTATAGTGCTTGCGTGGGTTACACTGATAGTCCAGTGTTTTGTGATGGTTGCCGGGGCGACCGGATACCTATCTATGAACGTATTTCAGAGGCGAATTGTGTCGAAGGGGTTCACCATGATCTTTATCGCAGTTTCTTCGGCCATATGTCTATCCCTGGGGGTGCTTTTATGGTAGATCCGATGCTCTCTAGCGACATTCTTGCGGGCGCAGCAGGTGTAGTGGCCGACAGGTCACCCGTCTATGGAAAGCCGCTTGCAAACCACCTGAGAACCGCAAACCTGTGGTCTACGTATCTCGGCAAAATCATCACGCCGGAAGACGTGTGCATGCTAAACATTCTCCAGAAGATATCGCGTGGAATGAATGAAATCTCCCATGATACCCTTGTGGACATCTGTGGGTACGCGAAAAACATCCAGCTAATCAAATTGGAGAAACACGATGGTTCACGTGTTACTGAGCCACCCGGCCAGAGCCGCCACAACCACTTTGCGTCTGTCCCGACCGAAAGACTTAGAAAGATATCAGATATCATCAGCGGGGGAGGTGGTTTTGGCTCGATGCAAGATTTGCCAAAGACTCAGGGCTCCGGCGGACTTCTACCCACAGAACAGGATTAACGGTAACTGGGGGCTGACCGGCTATTGTAAATCATGCTACTCCTTAGAGAGGTTTCCGGTCTACTATGCGCGCGGAAACTGGAAGAGGAAGGGAAACAAGCTGATCCGCAATTACGAAAAAATTACGCGTGGAGACAATGGGCTCGAAGGACTCGTCTGTAAGTCGTGTGGAACCTGGAAAGACCTCAGCCAATATACGCACACCGAAACACGATTGCGGTCACTCTGCCGAAAATGCGACTCCTGGAGGGTCCAGCGAACAAGGTATCTACGACTCGGTAGGGCGGTATTTGGCGAGGATTCCAGGGAGGTCCACTACCTTGCGAATGAAGGGCGGTGTGATCGTTTCAAAGCGGTGTGCAAAGTGCTCGGAATGGTTAGATATATCAATGTTCTCTCTAAGACCGGGCAAAAGATATCGTCCGCAATATTCGGAATATTGCCCGGTATGCCAGTGGGAACGCGGGAATTTGAAGAGCAAGTCGACAGGACGATACCGGAAGTCCAAGAGGGACGAAGAAGGGGTGTTGAAGTGGCAATGCTCCCAGTGTAAGGAGTTTAAGTACGAACAGGACTACCACAAAGACAATTTCAATAGGGTCATTCGCTCAGTCTGTAAAACATGTTACAAACAAAGACACCCAATAAGGACGAAAAAGCAATGAGTGAAGAAAGCAAGTCGATCAAAATCGGTGCCGGATGGACCAAAGAGAGCAAAAACGGCAACGCGTATGTGAGTTTCTCTCTTGACGTCGAAGCCATTGAGTCGGCGCTCACGAGTCTGAAGGCGGGGACACAAGAGGTGAAGAAGATCAACGTCTCGATGTTTGAAAACACCAAGAAGAAGGAAGAGAAGCACCCCGACTATTTCTTGATGTTTTTCCCCAGGGGTTGACGCTTCTCAGACGCTTCATGGAGGGTAGCTCGGTCGGTTAGAGCCTCTGCCTGATAAACAGAAGGCCGCAGGTTCGAATCCTGCCCCTCCAACTTGCGGGGTAGAGAAGTGGTATCTCGCTTGGCTCATAACCAAGAGTCCGCAGGTTCGAATCCTGCCCCCGCAACGCTCGAAAATAAAGGGTTTGCTTCCGTATTATCCCAAGCGTCCCCCAGGGCGCCAATAAATCGGAGTTATTCGTTCTGATGCTAGGCCCCCAACAACTCCCGCTCTGTCTACTGCTGACAACGGGGACTCGGATAAAAAGATAAAAGGGGCGAGCGACAAAGACCTTGGGATAGGGTTTGCGTCAGGGCAATGTATAATCTAGGGAAAAGATTATACGCTCGGAGTAGATCCGAGGGATAAAGCAGCACTACGAAGGGAGAAGAAATGAGCAGTTCTATCGAAACCTACACCGGGGTTCGGTTTGATCCATTCGACCCAGACAACATTCGTCTTTTGGATATAGCGCACGCCCTATCCAATATTTGTCGTTTTACGGGACATAGCAATAGATTTTATTCTGTGGCGCAGCACTCTCTTTTTGTTGCAGATCTGGTAGAGCCGAAGTACAAGAGGGAGGCGCTTATGCACGACGCCCAAGAAGCCTATATCAACGATCTGTCCACGCCGGTTAAGTCCAGGCTCCCGGAATATCGCATCATGGAGAAACGGTTGGCCGAAGAAATAATCAAGATATTCGGCATAACAACGGGGGTGCCCGATGGAACTTGGTCTGACAGAGTCAAGTGGGCTGACGGTGTTGCGCTGGTGGTTGAGGCCGTAGAGCTTGGGTTTAAGTGGCCTTGGCGCGAGTCCGACCTGACAAAGGCATACATCGGAACAGCTCGGGCAGTATATAAGGGTAAAGCCGTTGATTATTGGCCTACACCGTGGGACAGAATGACCCCAGAGCAAGCAAAATCACAGTGGTTATACGCATGGATGGAGGCAGATGAATACGATCCAGGAGTGGGAAGAACACATGGCCAAACAGGCCGCCAAAACCAAGACCCAGCCCAAAACCGTAAAATACAACAGGGACAAGATCTTCACTGATCCCTTTGCATTCCAAAACGCAAAAGCGCTGGAGGCAATGTTCGACCAGCAGAAGCCGGATTACACCGAATGGAGAGACCCAGACACACAGAAGGTCGTTATGGTCGTTCCACGGGCTTTCTTTGACTCCTGCGAGAGTCTTTTCAAAGATCTACCCGAGGTAGAGATAACATGAGAAGACTCAGAACGAGACATATGCCGACAATGAGGCACAATGCCCACCGCGTAGAGAAGAAGGAGAATTGGGTCTTTCTCTACTGGGACGATCTGACATTTGACAGCATCTTTGTCTGTGAATGCGGGACGCAGAACCCAATAGATAGGATAAGCTGTCACGTCTGTAACAAGAGGAGACCATAATGGCTTCTTTCGTCGCTCATGGCCTTGTCGGCGCAGTAGCCACCGCCATTCCCTACGTATATATCTTCCCAAAGTCGCGGTCGAAGGTCGTCTTTTGGGCTTTGGCGCAGTACGGGTTTGTCGTGGGGTCCTGCGCAGACACGTGGGATGCGCTTCTTGCGTGGATGGGGCTTATCCCCAGGTGGTCTCTTTACCATTGGTTTCACCACGACATGCCTTCCTGGTTATATGTAATCTTTTATCAAATATGGTTACATGTCGGAGTCGTAGACCCCCCATTCCACGTAGCCCCGAACTGGTGGCCGAGAATGTGGCAATACGAGGTACTTCTTTGGGTAGTTCCAATAGCACTACTAGGAATATATTCAACATCATTCGACGAGGAGAAGCAATGATTATTACAAGTTGGCACAGCTACCCGAAGGTCTATGCCCTCGGTCACAAGGCGATTGCGGAACTCCTCATGGACGAAGTGCTGGTGGAGGAGAAGATTGACGGCTCACAGTTCTCATTCGGGCGGTTTGGCGGGGAACTGAAATGCCGTTCACGGGGGGCGATTCTGAACGTAGATGTCCCCGAGCAGATGTTTCGGCAAGCGGTTGGCGTTGTGCGTGGCATGGACCTGCATGAAGGGTGGACATATAGGGGCGAGT